GTCCTTACGCGCGTTTAACGCGGCTGGCCCGTTACCTCTCAAAATGTTCACGCGGCTAGTGACGACTTCTAAGTGCTTGGGATTCACGCATCGTTTGTTTCGACAGAGATGGTCAATCGTTAACCCTTTTGGAATTGGGCCAACAAGAAACTCATAGACAATGCGGTGAGCGTAAGCAGTATATCTAAATGTTTCTGCCAAAGCCTACCGTATCCGTACACGTTTAGGCTGCCAATCCAATTCCAGCAAGTCTTTGTTCGGAGAATCCTTTTTTCTAATCGCAGGGGAGTGTTTTCATACATAGGAGTATAACCCTAGTATCCAGTATTTCAACTACTCTGCTCGTAAAATCGTCCGTTGTCTTTGCATGGCTTCCATGATGCCGCGTTGCCGCATTACGGTTAGAGTTGGCATGACGTACCCGAGCGTGTCTAAGATGTCCACCAGTCCAGCGGGATAGCTATTGTATTCCTCGATGAATTTCTTTTGTGAGCGGTGACACCAGATTTGCGAGTTCTTGAACGCCGGCTCCAGCGCTCGATGCGATTACTTTGGCATTCTCTGAGTTGTCGTAGGGCAGCTCGTTGACGTAGAGCGGATTCTTCTCTCTCGCGTTTGCGCTCATCCAGGTAAACTTCAGGATGTTCTGCGCTCCTACTGTTTCGAGCCAGAAGTCGCGCATTCCCCATTTCTTGCCGAGTTTGTAAATCATCTCCACGAGTTCGGAGTAGCCGGTCGCTTCGGCCACACTTCCAAAATATAAATCCTGTCGCTCTCGGAATCGTATCCTGCAATTAGATTACATGGTCACAGCGCTTGCGTTTCTTGGCGTGCGCCAAGTCCACAATCATTCTGAGCGTGAGTGCACCCGAAGCGAGGTCGTCTATCGCTTTACCTTCGTAGACTTCGTGCTCCAGCAAGAGAATGTTGCGAATCTTCCAGTCCCAAGTCCGGGCGCGACTGCTTGAAGCGGAAAATATCTCAGCCACTCCGGTTTGAAGATGCACTCTTCGGGCAGCACGCTTTGATTCAGCATGAAGTGCGCGAAGTCGTAGTTTCCCAACGTCTGTCGTGCGTGGCGATGCGCTCCTTCGTGTACTCTTCCGGAAGATGGACTTGCGAGAGGATGAAGTGCGCAGCATCCACCTTCAATCGAGTGGCTTTCAATCTTGAACTCGGGATGATTCTTGCGAATCAAACTGTTCAAGTCCGCATGGCCCCAGCGATTGCCGATAACGAGCTGGCTCCCATCCCGGTTTTTGTGAAACTCGCTGAATCGAAGCGCGTAGTGCTCTGCTTCCACCAGCGGTATAAATCTTCCATGATCGTTCCATCGCCGCGCAGCATGTTTCGACTGCGCCGCTTTGCCTACCGAGTCATCGTTGATTATTCCTGTGACGTGAATCCTTGAAGCGCTTGACCGGCGCCGCGTACTCATAAGTTCCTGTCGTGAGGTCGCCGCCTGTGAATCTTGTGCGCTTTGTGAAATTTAGTGTGATCGTTCCAGGTGCAAGAGTTGTCTGGAAGGATGTCCGAGAACACGAAGCGAAAGATATCGTTGTTGTGTAGTGCTCGTCTACCGCTTTACCATCGAGATGGCGCGCGCTTCGATCTCGTGAGTGATAAGCGGTGCGCGCGTTCTGGTCATGCGCCGCTTTCATCCAGCGATCCACTCGTCGCCATAACCTAACTCGCGCATCAAGTGCTCATCGCGCAGAGTGAAGGGCAAAGCCCACCACATCGAAAGCGCTTCGGTGCCCACAGTAGTCTTGAACGTGCCCATCGGCATTTCGAGCACTAAGTGCAAGTCCTCAGTCTCCAGCGAGACGCACATCTGCTTATGGAGTTTTGCGAGTCTATCTTTTTTGAGTGTGAAGTGCGCGAAGAAGAACAGCGAGCGAGCGAGTTCAGGCGGACTGGTACTGTACGCTTCGTGTCCCGTGAACGCGAAGTTCTCACATGCGCTGCATGGAGTCATTCTACGGCCGCTTATGGAAGGTTCATCAAGCGCTTGATGAACGATTCCATAGCGGACGGTCAAATGACTCCAGCCGCTGAGAACTTGGTTTTCACTGTGACACTGAGCGTCAGAAATCATACCGTCCGCCTGAACTCGCTCGGCTCGCTGTTCTTCTTCGCGCACTTCACACTCAAAAAAGATAGACTCGCAAAACTCCATAAGCAGATGTGCGTCTCGCTGGAGACTGAGGACTTGCACTTAGTGCTCGAAATGCCGATGGGCACGTTCAAGACTACTGTGGGCACCGAAGCGCTTTCGATGTGGTGGGCTTTGCCCTTCACTCTGCGCGATGAGCACTTGATGCGCGAGTTAGGTTATGGCGACGAGTGGATTCGCTGGATGAAAGCGGCGCATGACCAGAACGCGCGCACGCTTATCACTCACGAGATCGAAGCGCGCGCCATCTCGATGGGTAAAGCGGTAGACGAGCACTACACCAACAACGATATCTTTCGCTTCGTGTTCTCGGACATCCTTCCAGACAACTCTTGCACCTGGAACGATCACACTAAATTTCACAAGCGCACAAGATTCACAGGCGGCGACCTCACGACAGGAACTTATGAGTACCGCGGCGCCGGTCAAGCGCTTCAAGGATTCACGTCACAGGAATAATCAACGATGACTCGGTAGGCAAAGCGGCGCAGTCGAACATGCTGCGCGGCGATGGAACGATCATGGAAGATTTATACCGCTGGTGGAAGCAGAGCACTACGCGCTTCGATTCAGCGAGTTTCACAAAAACCGGGATGGGACGCCAGCTCGTTATCGCAATCGCTGGGCCATGCGGACTTGAACAGTTTGATTCGCAAGAATCATCCCGAGTTCAGATTGAAAGCCACTCGATTGAAGGTGGATGCTGCGCACTTCATCCTCTCGGCAAGTCCATCTTCCCGGAAGAGTACACGAAGGAGCGCATCGCCCACGCACGACAGACGTTGGGAAACTACGACTTCGCGCACTTCATGCTGAATCAAAGCGTGCTGCCCGAAGAGTGCATCTTCAAACCGGAGTGGCTGAGATATTTCCGCTTCAAGCAGTCGCGCCCGGACTTGGGACTGGAAGATATTCGCAACATTCTCTTGCTGGAGCACGAAGTCTACGAAGGTAAAGCGATAGACGACCTCGCTTCGGGTGCACTCACGCTCAGAATGATTGTGGACTTGGCGCACGCCAAGAAACGCAAGCGCTGTGACCATGTAATCCTAATTGCAGGATACGATTCCGAGAGCGACAGGATTTATATTTTGGAAGTGTGGGCCGAAGCGACCGGCTACTCCGAACTCGTGGAGATGATTTACAAACTCGGCAAGAAATGGGGAATGCGCGACTTCTGGCTCGAAACAGTAGGAGCGCAGAACATCCTGAAGTTTACTGGATGAGCGCAACGCGAGAGAGAAGAATCCGCTCTACGTCAACGAGCTGCCCTACGACAACTCAGAGAATGCCAAAGTAAATCGCATCGAGTCGCTGAGGCCGGCGTTCAAGAACTCGCAAATCTGGTGTCACCGCTCACAAAAGAAATTCATCGAGAATACAATAGCTATCCCGCTGGACTGGTGGACATCTTAGACACGCTCGGGTACGTCATGCCAACTCTAACCGTAATGCGGCAACGCGGCATCATGGAAGCCATGCAAAGACAACGGGACGATTTACGAGCAGAGTAGTTGGAAATACTGGATACTAGGGTTATACTCCTATGTATGAAAACACTCCCCCTGCGATTAGAAAAAAGGATTCTCCGAACAAAGACTTGCTGGAATTGGATTGGCAGCCTAAACGTGTACGGATACGGTAGGCTTTGGCAGAAACATTTAGATAGTACTGCTTACGCTCACCGCATTGTCTATGAGTTTCTTGTTGGCCCAATTCCAAAAAGGGTTAACGATTGACATCTCTGTCGAAACAAACGATGCGTGATCCAAGCACTTAGAAGTCGTCACTAGCCGCGTGAACATTTTGAGAGGTAACGGGCCAGCCGCGTTAAACGCGCGTAAAGG